AACCCGTAAGTTTTACAGACCCACTTTCTAGTGAGCCTGTAATACTTAAGGATATTCATATCACGCAAATCTTGCGCGGATAATTTCATTCAATATTACGCAGAAGTTGATAACGTAATGTTAGCTGTACCAATAGCCGTAGTATTGTAACCAGCTAAATGCCAGTTAGCACCATCACATAGTACACTGAATCTTAAACCTTCAATATCTTGACCTACGTTAGCGTCAATTGTTAATTTTGAAGCATCACCGTCAATATCTTGAACTGTGTTATTTGCTGCCCCACGAACTATATATCCGTAGAAATCAATAGCATCAACAGCAGTTGATAATGAAAAGTCTGCATCATCATCACAATCAACCAAGAATACAAAGTCATAGTATGTACCAGCAACACCAGCAGTTGTAGCTGTTGGTAGTGTTAGAGCAACGTTGTTATCTACTGTAGACATATCTACTGTAAATAACATTCCTGATTCAGCAGTAGTTAACGTTCTCGTAACAGCAGAAGCATTAGTAATAGCTTCAACTGGTCTAAAGTTTGGTTGAGAAGCTAAAGTAATAGAAGCTACAGCTGTAATTCTTTCGTGAGCATATATACTATTATTATCATCAGCAATAACTGTTACTCTACCTTTTGGTCCTGATCCAACCATTGCTCCAGCAACACCTTCTAAAGCGTTTTCTTCATGCGTAGCGGTAACTGTTAATCTAACTTTGTCGTAACCAGTGCCACCTGAGTTTCCTACTCCAGCTATACCAGCAGAAGATGCAAAGAATAAGTCAATAAATGTAGCGCCTACATCAGCACCTCTAAAGTTTGCGGTTGTGTTCATGTATGAATTATCAGAACCCGCGTGGAAAATTACATATTTATTTCCGTCCATTTTGTTTGTTTTTTTTAATTAATAATTTGTTTTTGTTTTTAGGTTGTAGGGTTTTGGATTATGGTTTAGGTATCTATTAATACTACGTCACCTGATCGGATAACGCGGTATAATATATCTTTGTGTTGTATATCATGTCCAGCGTGTTTATCGTAATATACAATATCTTTTTCTTTAACTCCTTCTACTAGATTACCTATTGAAATAACATCGGCTTTTATATATCTATTATCAACATCTGTTTTATCTGTCATGATTAAACCAGCTATTTTCTTAGGTCCCTTTTTTATATTTTTTACGATCATGTAGTGATTAACTGCTTTCATTTGTTCTCATATTTGAAATTACACAATCTGCAGATATAATCGTTGATACTACACTTACCGCATTTTTAAGGGCTGATTTAGTTACAAGTACTGGATCTATAATACCAGACTTAATCATATTAACTGATTCACCAGTTACTACATCTACACCTAAACCTTTTTCAGGTCTTGGTTCTACTTGCTCTAAGCCAGCGTTTGCTAGTATAGTATGAAAAGGAGATGTTATGGCTTTAAACAACACTTCTTCACCAACCGCATCAGCGGTTAAATTTTGCGAAGCATTTAAAAGAGCAACTCCACCGCCAGATACTATACCTTCTTTTAAAGCTGCTTTAGTAGCCCAGATAGCATCCTCAACTCTATCTTTCTTTTCTTTCATTTCAACCTTTGAATTAGCACCTACTTTTATCACGCCTACACTCCCTGATAACATTGCTAATCTTTGTCTATGTTTTTTTTGTAAAAAAGGATCTTTATCTAGTTTGTCTATAGTTTTTTGTATACCTTTTTTTCTTTCTTTTAAATCTTCAATTTTTACATCAACAGTAAAAACAGTGTTTTGATCATCAGTTATTACTTTGTGTGCTTCACCTAAACAGTCTATATCTATAAGATCTAGATCATCACCAAGTTCTTCATTTATTACTTTAGCACCAACAAGAAAAGCAAGATCTGCAACTGTATCTATTTTTGTAGGTCCAAAACCCGGTATGTTTATAACATTTACTTTTATGTTACCTTTGATTTTATTCATTAAAAGCGCTGCTTTCAACTGTTGCTCCACTGGGGCAACTATAAGTAAGGAGCGCTTTGTTTTTATAACATGTTCTAATATGTTTTGTATTTTTCTAACATTGGGTATTTCAGAAGATACTATTAAAATTAAAGGATTATCAAGTTCAGCTATTTGCTTGTCTTTGTCAGTAACAAAATGTGGAGATGTGAGTCCTGAGTCTATTTGTACACCATCTACAATATCAACGTACGTTTGTTCAGTTGGTGACTCTTCCATTAATACCACACCATCTTTACCTACTTTAGTATAAGCTTCTGCTATAATCTTTCCTAATTCAACGTCATTATTACAACTAATTGAACTAACAGATTTCAGCATATCACCTTCGATCTTGACAGAAACCATATCTAGATAATCATTTATCTTTATAAGACCAGATCTAATCCCGTCTTTTATATCTCTAATAGTTTTATTACTATTATTTACTTCTTTTAACAGAGATTCAGCAAGGACGGTAGCTGTAGTAGTACCGTCACCCGCTTCTCTTACTGTATTTCTAGCAGCTTCTTTAATAAGGGTTGCACCCATATTTTCAACCGGGTCAAATAAGACAACAGATTCTGCTACTGTTACACCGTCTTTTGTTATAACCGGGTTACCTCTTGCATCTTCGTAAATTACACATTTACCAGATGCCCCTAAGGTTGATTTTACTGCTTTTGCTAGCTTTTCAACGCCAGCTATTACTTTACTCTTAGCATTATTGCCAAAATTTACATCTTTGACAATCTCGCTAGGCTGATTGTATTCCATATTTGATTAAATTTAATTAAATTGTACTTCTTAAAATGTTTTTACTACTTTTGGACCTTTTGTTGCCTCTAATTTTTTTGAGAAATGGTCAACGCTGCCATTAATTGCTGCTTCAGCGCCTTCTATGGTCTCTCTTCGTGTTACATCGTGCCAATTTTTATCATTTTCTGGGTCATTTACTTCAGTTTGATAAAAACCGTTGGGTAATTGGGTAATACGCCAGTTACTTTTTTCAGCTAGATGCGTCCATTGGTTAATAGTTTTTTCATTCGGTTTAACGTTGCTAGTCATTGTACTAGTCTTATAGTATAAATAAGTCATTTTGGTTTTATTTTTGGTTAATAACTTGGTTTAGGGTGTTTCCCTATTTTTATTTTTTATTTTTTGCAGCTTCTTTTGCCGCTCTTTCTCTCCTATACTTAGCTTTTAGTCCCCTATACATTTGAGCTCCTTTTCGGCCAGCATAATGAACCGCCATTCCACCTTCTTTAGACACAAATGCTTTTCCAAGAGCTCTTAATTTGTCAACAGTGCTAGTTTTTTTACCTGCTTTAATATCTGCTTTACGTTTTTTAATAAGTGTTCCCATAGTACCTATAAATTTAGTTGGAGACTCTTTAGCCATTTTTGAAGGTGACTGCTTTCTATTTTTCTTACTAACTTTTAAACCTGGCTTAGGTGATTCTGCTACATCACGTTTTCTTAGCTTTTTTCTTTCAGCTTTCATGCCTTTACCTGTTCCAACGCCAGCTTCATTTGTTTTTTTAATATCTTTTACTCTGTCTTCTCCAGGGCTTTTTTTATCTTTTGGTCGCTTCATAAGTTTAGCTGCAGATTTTTTCATCATTTTAGCTGGCGCGCCTTCAACAGCGTCCTTAAACTTAGGGTTATTATCTAGTTTACCATCAGCAGCAGCTTTTTTTAATCCTGGATTAAATTCAGCAGGTGATTTTTTCATCATCTTCATCGGGGCTTTTTTTGCTCCCATTAGTTTAAATGGGGTTTTATTCCCCGATCTCATTTTAAATGCCATTTTATGTAGTTTTATTTTTTAGTTTTTTATCTAGTTCTGCGCCTTTTTCGGCAATTTGTTGCCTTTTCTTTTTTCTACCACCAAATAAGGCTTGTATTCCTTTACCAACAGCATAACCAAAAGGCATTGTCATAGCTAGCAACAACTCTGGGTCAATTTGTTTACGTTCAGTAGTTTGTTTTGTATTTGTTGATTTTTTCTTTTTATCTTTTTTTATTATAGTCTCTCCTAACACACCACCTTTTTCTTTCTTTACACCTAGAAAAGAATCTTTACTCTTAAGGTTAGCCATTAAATCACCACCACTTTGTCTTCTATCAAACTCTGCACCCATTTGGTTAGGCGTCATAACTTTACCTGTTTTAGGGCTAAGGTATTGAGCTCTTAAACCTTTTTGGTAAAGCGTTGGATTAAACAAATCAGTTTTACCCATTCTAGCTTTAATAGGTGATATGTATTTTTTCTTTATTTTATTACCTGATCCTCTTTGCATAATTTATTTTTTTAAGCCACACCACCAGTAGCAGCTGTTGTTGCAGCACCTACAACTTTTTCTTTAACCATGTCTTTAGTTGCTTTTATATTTTTAGCAACACCTTGAGCAGCTCTAGTAAATACACTACCACCAGTTGTTTTACCAGCTTCTTTTTCACCTTGAACTAATGTTTGATTAGCTTGTGGTGCTCTGTACTTTATAGCGGAAGCTCTATTTTTAGCTTTCCAATAAGCCATATTTTTTATTACCATGTTATTCGTTTTTAGTTCCTTTACCAAAGTTACCTCTATTACTATTCACAGATGTTAAAACTAATTTACCATCTTTTGTATGGTGAACATCTTTATTTTTTAATTGAAAAGCACTATACTCTCTTCTTTTCTTTTGGTTTTCTCTTTTTCTTTTCTTTCTAATAGAAGACTTAGCATACTCAAGATCTCTTTTCTTTTTAGCAACAGATGCTTTAGATGAAAGTTTTTGTTTCATGTTTTATCAGGTGTTGTACTCTTAACTTGCTTTACTGACTTAGCTACATTATAAAGTTTACTACCACCTTTTCTAAGTGCTTTAATAATACCAGCACCACCTACCATACCTAATGCTTCTGTAGCGCTTTGAGGTATAACAGTTTTAGTTATAGTATCAACTATCTTTTTATTTATACCTTTAGGCTGTTTTTGTTTAGACGCATACTCTTCCCTACTCTTTGTATTATCTTTAACAATACTAGTTTTATTATCAAAAATACTTTTAATAGGGGATTTCTTTGCAAATGCTCTTAGTGGTGTGTTTCTCATATTCCTATTATTACATGGAAAAGTAACTATTTAAGTAAAGTGTGACACAAGCCTACTACTAGGTATACTTTATAGGCTAATGTCATATAAAAAAAATATTATAAATTTTGGGAGGTTGTGTTGCCCCCTCCCCCATACACCCCGCCTCCCTAGGAAAAGCTGTTTTCTATTCACCGGTCCCGCCATCGTTTATCGTTTTACCATTTATATTATCGTGTTTCACTCGTTTTATCGTTGTGCCAATCATTTACGTCGATATATTTTTAAACTAATTTTTTAGCTTTTTATTTTCAGCACAATAACAATACGGCATTACATAGATAATATATATGTAAACAATAACAAATGCAATACTCAACTACAAATACAAACATAGCAATTGCAATAACAATTACAATTCAAATAATAGCAATAATTATAATTGATTATATTGCTAAGTGAGAGAGTGCGCGGAATAGCTAACAACTATAAACTATTAACTAAACAATTAATATACCTTTACAAACTAAATACAATACAAACTGGATAATATAATAAACTAATAATAATAACTAAAAACTTTAACTATGTCAAATTTAACTACAAAAAGATTCGTAATCAGAAAGTCATTAATCGGTAAAAATACTGTAATTACTTTCACTAACAAAAAACAAGAAACTGTTACTTATAATCATGATGAAGTATATAATACTCACAAAGATAGATTTGAGTCAATGAATTGTTTCGCTAAGTACAAGTCATATACTAACTCAAATGCAGTACCAGCTTTCTGCCGAGATTTATCTACTACTAAGTAATAAATCATTGTCAGTAATAACTACACGTGAAGTGCTGATTAGCGTGTAGTGGGCAAACTCGTAGTTCCGCTTTGTTTAGCGAGTTATAAAAAATGCGAACAAGTACAGTAGTCATGGTGCCGAGGTGGGTTCGATTCTCACGCTACTACAATATAAATGTTTAACTATAAAAATATATAACTATGATTATAAAAAATAAAATAACAGGTAGAGATATAAGTAAAGAATTCTCAGCTTTAATGAGAGGTTTAATTACTAATGATGAGTTTGAATTAATAACTTTAACTATAAAGTAATACAAACAAAATACAATAAATATTGGATAATAATAATATAAATAATAAATATGAAAAAAAATACACAAAAATTTGTACACTATGTAATGGTAACGTTTACTTATAGCGTCGGAGTAGGTACAGCAGCAGCAATAATATATACATTTGTAACAGCATTTACTAAAATACAACTATGAATAAAAGAAATTATATACTAACTCCATGCGATTACGGTTACAAAGTTGAAGTATGGGATAATTACGGTAAATACACTTGTGTGTATGAAAAAACTCGTGAAGCAGCTAGTGATTTTATTATGAACTGGTGGGAAATGAGTGAAAAAAACAAAGAAAAAGATGAGTCGTGGAATAAAGCTATGTTAAATATGATAGAAATAGATAAAAAGCGTGGCGTTATGAGTGGCAACAGAGATGGATTAGATTAACTAAATTAAATAAACTATGAAAAAATTATTAACAACAACAACAATTTTATTAACATTAGCAAGCTGTGGTAGCTCAAATTACTTACCTTGCCCAGCTTATTCAAGTAATGATAATTACTATGAGACAGAAGCAATACACGAAAATATAACTCAAGAAGAGTATTATGAGTTAGTTGCTTGTGAAAACTGTGATGAAATTGACTAAAAAAATATAAATTATGAAAAAATTAACACTAAGTGTTGGATTACTTGCTGCAATATTGACAAGTAACGCACAAGATACCACTTGTACTATGGTTACAAAAAATAAAGTGCATAAATTTAACTACTATACTGATGAGATATTACGCAGTAGAGACCATACAGAAGGTAGTGTTTTTATTGACTTAACTTATAATCAAGTAGAATGTTTACATCTATTTGATGAAGCAAAAAGATATAGAACAATAGTATTAACATTTGACGATGGTACTGAAGTGTCTGACGTAGTTAAAAGTAAATCTAACATTTATTTTGTAACTGGGCCTGCAAGAATTGAAATTAAAAGACCAAAACTATTTAAACCTTTAAAATAATGGGAGAGTGGATAATACTAATACTAATATCAGCGATGGTTTTGAGCTATTTTGGTAGAGAACATACAAATTAAATACGATTACTATTGGATAATATATATAAATAAACAATATGAAATGTAAATGCAATAATATAATACCTCAAGGCAGAGTTGATCTTGGCTATAAAGTGTGCGTAGACTGCTCCACGACCGAGCAATACGGTTGCGCACCACTAATCAACCACAAAACCGGTAATTCCATACAGATTATGTCAAGCAGTGACGCTGCACGCATAGCTAAGTTTACTCGCCGAAGAGGTTATGGCACAATGTTAGGATAAAATAATAAAATATATGAAAACAATATTTAACATAATAAGCACATCAAGATACGGTATAGAAATAATAGATACCGCTGAAGGTTTGTTTGAAGCAAGAAGACTATCTAAAGAATATCAAATGGCATTTGGCAGCGACTTCTGTATACATTACAAACGAACTACGAGCACTAACGGATAATATAAACAAATAAAATATATAATATGAACACAATTAAATTCTTAAAAGAAAACTACATTAAATTAAATAACATAACTTATAAGCCTTATAAAGTTTGTGAGCTACCTGAAAGATTCGGAATGGTAGATGATAACGGTTTCTCTTACTTTACAGAGTGGTTTAACTACAAAGGTTTAACTTACATAGCAGAATAATATGAATATAGAAGAAACATTACAACTACTTGATATTCAAGAAGTTACAACTAAACAACAAAAGAAAAATGGTACACGTGAATTTAAGTTACCAGTGAAAGATCAATATGGTGGTGAAATACACGTCGCAAGTTTTGCTAGTGGTTATGTAAGACGTACTAAAGCAGGTGGTTATTGCCCGAGTTGGCAGTTAAATAAAACTAAAAAAAGTAAAAGATATGTTACTATAAACGATGAAAAGCGTGGTACTTATGCACGTGTTTTTGACACTATTGAGCGTATACTAATACCTAATGAGCAATACAGACTTGCATACTTAATAAGCTTTTGTCTCAAAAACTATTATATAGGTTATGCTAACAAACTATCAAGTGGTGAGTTTATGCCTAAGTGGAAACATGAATATGAAATGGAAAACCTAAGAGGTAGACAAGAGGAACTTAATACACCAGAAGTAAAAGTAATTATTAACGGACACAGATATAATGTAATATAATGGGAAAACAAAACGAACAACTACTAAAAAATATAGAAGAGTATGACAAAAAAAAGAAAGCTGAACAGCAAAAATCCAAAATACTGGGACAAAAGCCAGTTAACAGAACAACCAATAAAAAAGAAAATACTAATGTGTACAACTCATCACGGATGTAAAGTGTATGGAATATGGTATCAATAATACAAACTAAATACGACATAAGTCGGATAATAATAATAACAAATAAAATTAAATAAAATGACAGAGAACGATTTATTACTAAAGATTGAAGGCTTAGAAAAAGTCATCAAAGAACAACAAAATTCTGCTGATACTTATAAGTTACAGTTAGAAGAAACTAAAAAGCAATTAGTTGATTACAACAAACCAGAACTAACCCCAGCACAGCTTGATGATATTCATGAAGCTATTGAGAACACTGTAAATGATTTTGATTTTGAAGACACTGGAAATTATAATATAGAATACGAGTTGGATTATGATGGTAGAGTTAATGCTAGTAGTCTTGAATTCCAAAGTACTTATGAATTAGTAGAACAAATAGTCAAAAGAGTACATAACCTATTCCGAGAAGCTGAATGTCCAACCGATAAAGATGAAACAAATGACAAATAAAACATATAAAAACGGTATATATGAAGGTGATTATGGTATTATATACTTTGTGCATGATAATAAGGTATTATTAAAGCATTTAGGTACAGTGTACAGATCTACTAAACACTTTGTATTCGGTAATTGGCGTGAAGATCTACAGCCAGGAATGGTAGAACAATTTGATGAAGTATATAATAAAGCAAAACAATGGTAACAGGAAAACAAATAGATAAATATATAAGAACAGAATTAAATATGACACCAAAGCACGATGTAGAGGCTTTAGCTTGTGCGGTAAATGATATGGCAGAAGAATTAGAACATGACGCGTTCGAGTTATTATTATTATTAATAGAGAACCGACCAATCAACAGTCTGCATACCCACAGCTATGGCTTCCACACTGCTAATGGTAGACATATAATAGAAACAATACAAAATAATTATTATGAGTACAATTAAAGAAAAAATAGTAATATATACTAATGAAACTTGCCCGTATTGTAAGGCAATAAAACAAGTTTTAGATGAAGCTAAAATAAAATACACTGAAAAAAATTCAACTAAATTTCAAGATGAATATACAGAATTAACTAATTTAACTGGTATACCTACCGTACCTTTATTGGTATATAAAAATAGTTATTTTGTAGCTGGCAGAGATTATGCTAATCCACAAATGTTAGTAGAAATATTAAAAAGTTTTAAACCTAGTAATTTTGAAAAAAGTGAGCAAACTTTTGAAAAAATTAAAACTATAAACTATTATATGCTTCAAGCATTTACTAGGTTAGAAAATAAATTAAATGAAATACAAAATAAACTAAACACAAAAGAAGATGAGCACAAGAGCACAGATTAGATTTGCAACTAGAGAAGTTGGTGTAAGCTTTAACGAGCATCCAAATGCTATACACGCGCAGTTCTACAACCACAGTGATGGTTATCCAGAAGGATTAGGCGTAGAAATAGCTGAGTCATTATTAGATTCAATAAAAGTACAAGGCTGGGAA